GCATATAATAAACCGCGATCAATGCCGCAGTTTTATCAGATTTTGGGGGGGATTCGTTGTAAGCAGCGACAAACTCTTGTACGTCTGTGCTGTCCATTATGCGCTCTAAGAGATTAGCTTTGTTGCGTTGTATAACTTCTGCCCGCCATGTCGTGAATACTCTATTTTGATCCCCGTCGCATTCAGACGCATGGGCTGAAATTGGGAACAACACTGACAGCAAAACAAGTCCAAGAAGGATACGCATTTCAATCTCCTTTAGATTCACAAGCTCCAACAATGGTCACGGTCTTTATCCCGTCATAGGTTTTTCGTGCTTCTTTTATCTTTTCAGACAATACTATTTCACAGATTTGCTGATCTGGGAAGGTGTTACGCCAAATAACTGCGCTACGGTCATGAGGTGCTGATGGATTAGCCTGCATCCACACAACGATGATGAAGGCTATGAAGGGGGTCATCACATATCACCATATGTGAAGAGCGTAATCCACACTAAGAACAAAGCCCAAGCAGATACCGGAACCCACCAGAGTTGCCCGAATAATGTTCTAAGGCGAGAGCGTAGGTGGAAGCCGTAACCGATTAGAATTGAGATAACACAAAGCCATAGCCAGTCAGCATTATATACAAACCAATCAGCAGAAGTCTTGTCACCATGGGATTTAGCCAGCCGCCAGAACCACCAATAAGTACGGTGCAATGCAGACGCGCCGCTAACCAGCGCGATACCCCATGCAAGCTCTTTCGCAGTCGTCAGACCTTCGCCGCGTGTGCGCCATAGGTAAGCGCCGAATAAAGCCACCACCGACCAGCCGAAGCCAGCCCAAAGAGCGTTCTGGATACCTACCGCAACATTAACATGGAGAAATTCAAGCATAATCAATCAACCCTTAGCTTATGTGCGTCGGCTTCAATATCTCGACACGCTCGTTCTATACGTTCTTTTGCACTCCTAATGCGGTTCTTGTTTTCAAGGTGCGTCCACTCGTAGAATTTACGCTTAACTTTATTCACCAAGGACGGGCTGCGAGCGTCATTCATTTGTCGCTCCGTACTTCCAGTATTGTTGCGATGCGTTCCAACGTCTTAGCAATATCGTCGGTGATATTCTTGTTCTCTTTTTTGCACCAATACAGAAGCACCAGAAGCAAGCCTGTCATGGCTCCCGCTTCTGAGAGTATGGCGTCGACGATGGGCGTTAAGTCCATTTATTGAACCTCGTCTGGCATTAGAGTTTAGCCCGTTCAATGTTAAGCAGCACTTCGACTTCTTGAAGTTTACCGATTGCATACGCATCACCTAAAGCTGCATCTCGCACCCAACGGTCAGGGATGGATGCCTCAAGTCGTGCGATCTCCTCAAGTGCGGCCTTGGTAGTAGCATTCGCCAATGCTTGCGCGTCACGGGCTTCCGCTTCTATTGTTTTTTCTGGGGAAAGTGGAGCCTCTTCAACTCCAGATGGCGTACAAATTAATTGTGTTCTGGTCATCCTGCATATCCATACATTTTAATTTCACCTGTGAAAGTTGAAGTGCTAGGCTGGAACCGTATGCCCTGCCAAGCGCCTGTGCCTCCATGGTATCTGGAAAATCCTGTGTATTGGTAAAGGTTAGTGTCATCCCAGAAACCCTGCGAGAATATAGTTTTATACCCGGTTGTTGACTCAGGAAGTGCGAGCAGGTGCCGACTAGCGCAATTGTTGTTACGCGCTATCCCGCATACCCCTGTTGCATCGCTCGTTGATCCATAAGCACTGGTAGTAGAAGCAGCATACCCGCCGTTAATCGTCCAAGAATAATTTGCAGTTATCCAAGCGCCGCCAATTTTTACTTCAAATTGCATCTCCACGTCAGACGCGGCTGCATCAAAATCATAAAAAATAAATTCAATAAGAGGGTATGTAGCGTCATCGAATAAGCCGTCAAATGTAATTAATGACGATGCCGATGGGCTTGCAGATGACAAAAGAACGCGCCCACCTCCACCCGCGTCTTGGAATGTTGGGGCTGCACCTGCGCCGTTCGACGTTAAGACTTGCGCTGCCGTTCCAACTGCGACAACAGCAGGTGCGCCAGTAGCGTCCCATGTAATCAATTCACCGTCTGTGCCATTGGCAAAGTCAGCAACTTCTATATTGGCGATTGAGTTGCCAGTGCCGTTGGCATCGAAAGTTTTATTCGTAAACGTGTCTGTCGATGATGCGGTCACGCCAGACCCGACAACAGCCGTTCCGTCTGCCTTTGTGTAGCAAGTGCATTGAACCGTGTTAGCGCCTGTGGATTGCCACTCAGCAACGTCACCCGCCGCCGTTGTAATATCTGCCCCGCCGGGTAGGTCTTGTGTCGTGGCATGGTGCGTCAGCGTCAGGATGCCATCAAACTGCGTGTAGTAATGTCGGTCAGCCGCAACAGTATGCGTTGCGATTGTCGTGGTCCCGGTGACATCAAAATAGTTTCCGTCCGTCCCGACTACGAGAGGGTCTGCGGATGCAAGGTCTGCACCCTTCACACCGAATACCCCAGCGCTAACCCCTGCCGCCGCTGCACTCGCTGCCGCACTTGCAACATCAGCATTGGTTGATACTACGTCTGCGTTAGTGCTTACAACATCAGCATTCGTTAGAACTACGTCTGCCGCAGCTTTTGCAGCATAATGCTTGGCGCTGTACTCAGTCCCATCAACCGTGTCATCTTCTGCGGCAGTCGCCCATTCTTTTGCAGCGCCTTTTCCAGCCGTATCTGTGACACCTGTGCCGCCGATAGCATACGCCTTGGCGCTGTACTCAGAACTTGCTACGACACCATCTGTTTTTGAAGCCCATTCCTCTGCGAGTGCGCTCGTCGTAACGTCAGTGAAAGCCGACACTATCTGAAAGTTCGTTCCGTCATAAATGGCGATGACCTTTTGGCCTGAGATAATATCACCAGCCGCCATATTTGTGGAAACTGACTTCTTCAATATCTTAGCGCCAAGGCTATCGACGTTGATCGTCACTGACCCTGTATTCGTTCCAGAAGCTTCAAATGCGATGACAAGTCCGTCATAATATGCTGACAGAGTTTGGTTCGCCGCAACAGTGATGACATCAGCAGTGCCGCCGGGGGTGATAGACGCATTCGTGTCTTTATCCCAACGGGCAATGATACCTTCAAGCGCTCTCGCACCGTTGTTGACCGTTGACGGTAGCTGGTTTTCTGGGAACCTCGCCGTGTTTGAAGCGTCTACAACATTAAGATCATTTATTTCAGCCATTATTCTTGTGCTCCATATGCGCCGCCAAGGTATCCACCAACGCCGCTTGTGCCGCCTTGGAACATTCCACCACCATAGCTTAATGGTCGCATAATGTTTCCACCTTTCATTATTTGAAATGCTTGTGCTTTATCTGCCGCTTTCGGGGAAGCTAACAGTTTAGCAACAATTTGTGAAACATCTTCTGGCTGTGGTGCCATTTTATTTAAAGCGCCACGAAGAAGCATAGTCGTCGGGTCTGCACCAGCGACAACATCAGACGCATAGTTGAGCAAACTATTACCAGCACTCTGTCGTTGTGATGTTTGTGACCCACTAAGTTCAGCAAATGTTTTGGCTTTTGCGGCTTCACTCTTTACTGTTTTACGGAACTCACGTGCGCCAGCCTTCCCAAGGAGATCGTCCATTGCTTCTTTAGCGGCTCTCGAATTAAATATATTTGTAACGTCAGCGTATGGCGGCTTGCCTTTGATCTTCTTGACTAATACCGAAGCAGCACCCGAACGGAAAGCCTCAAGTTCATGCGCCCCCATTTTGGCAATGTCAGCTTTGCCAAACCCAGCCATAGCGCTTTTTTCGGCATCCAAGCTCAGCATGAACTTACGCCCATTCTCGACAGCTTCCATCGCCGCAGATGCACCAGCATATTCTGATCGGGCTTTTTTGTAATCTGGGATTATGTCGTCCAAGTGGTCGCGGAATTTGTCACGGAAGCCTTTTGCGCTAGTACCCATGACTCCGCTCTTATTAAATTCTTTTTGAACAACCGCATCCAAGCCCTGCTTCATATAGTCGAGCATTCTTGCGTTAGGCTGTGCATACACCTTACCAGCGTCTGTCTTGGTAAATAGTTTAGGTAAAATTACACCCTCACGCTCTGCGATTTTTTGAGCGAGCTTGTATGCCTGTTTTGCGTCTTTGGTTTCAAAAAAGCCCTTTAATTCGTCAGTAAGTGGCACCTCTGTCTCGTAGACCTTGCCATAATTTTTATTAGCCAATGCCCGCCTCGACCTGCCGATATCGTCAATCGTGTCAGCAGCACCACCGCTTGATATTTTCTTGCTGACCTGCGGCAAAATGCGGGCGTCCTGTGAGACTTGTCGAGCAGCTAAGAACTTCGCCTGATTGCCACCGCCAATGCTTCTGACAGCAGCGCCAGCCGCACGTTGAGTATCCACAGGAGCGTAATCAGCGATAACGCTTAGGGGGTCGGCATTGACCTTTTGCTCTAATGCAGCGACTTGCTTTCTTGGGATGGTCCCTTGAATTACGTTTGCAGCTTGTCTCTTAGCTCCACCGGGAATCATGCGACCAACAGCCGAAGCGCCCTTTTGAAAACCATGAGCCACACCCGGCAAGATAGCGCCACCAGCAAGGCCAACGCCTGTACCTGTCGCAACGTCAGCAGCCAATCCGCCCATGTCACCATCGACAAAACCGTGTTCACTCATTCCAGCGCCAGTCAGACCGCCTTGAGCGCCGCCTTGAGCAGCGCCATAGAGCATCTTTGCGCCAAGGCCTAGCCCTTTGCCAGCTAACTTAAAGCCTGCGCCACCGACACCCGTTAAAAGCGCTCCAGCGCCCTGTAAACCGAGTGTTCCGAGTGTCCCAAGGCTATCTTCTGTCTGCTTCATGTCAGAACGCACTCTAGCTAAGTGCTTCTGGTATGCTTCACCTATTGGCTTGCCTTGGACAATTGCGTCTGCACCCGCTTGAAATGCAGCAGAGATTTCGTCACCAAACCCCATCGCAGCGCCTTGGCCGAAGACTTGCTGTGCATAGTCGCCCCAACTCGGCTCAAACCCATTCGCATCAGGAACTTGCGCAGCCGCTTTAGACTCTAATTCTTCAAGCCTATCTAGTTCTCTTAATCTTTGAAGCTCTTCTTGAGGGGTCATTGATTTGGTCCCCTCTGGTGTTTTGCTCTAAGCATCTCCAACTCTGCAAAGTCACTGTCTGTCATATTGGGCGGCTTTGCTCCCGTCGCGAATGTGCTTCTATCAATTCGCGGCTTATATGGGTCATAGATACCACTGAAAGCGCGATTCGCATCAAGCCCCTCGTAACCATAGCTGCCAAACCTCTTCTTTTCAGACGCTAATCTGTTTTGCACCGTTCTGTCAGCAGTGTCGAATTGGTTTCTGGCTTGGCCTAAAAGTTTCTTGCGCTCGGTAGGGGTCAAAACGTCACCGCTCGACACCTTGCTCAACATACTTTTTAAATACCCCGGCAATCCACCCGTCTGCGCAGCCATTCCAAATTCACTTTCTCGAACGACAGAGGTAGGGTCGAGCATTTTCATAAAGCCGAAGATCAGGGCAAGGTCAGCAGCGCCCTGACCTGATGCCAAAACCTGAGAAGGATTTATTAGCACCCCGTCAACCGCGAATCCATCTCTGATTTGTTGCGTTGCCATTGCCGGGTTGTCTTGCGTTGCCTCAAGTGCTTTGAATGCGTTGATACGCTCCAGCGAGTCTTTAAGTGCTGTCGAGACTGTCTTGTTTGCGTCACGCTCAAGGGTGACAACATCTTTTGCCGACAACCTCCCCTCACCGGAAGCCTTGAGGCGCTCAATTTCCATCTTTCTTTGGTGCTCTAGAAAAGAAGTAGCATTCGCTGCTTTCGTGGCAATGTCTGATTGTGCGACACCTAGCCCGTCAGCCTCAAGCATGGCGCGTCTTGCCGGGTCCATTGCCGTTTGCGCTTGTCCAGCGGCAACGGTCGGCCCTTGAGCCCCTCCCATCTGCTGAGACATAGAATATCGGTCAGCCGCTAATTGCTGTTGTTTCTGTTGCGCTTGTTGACGCTTTGCAGCTTCGATGGCAAGGCGTGTCTTTTCAGCTTCGGCTTGCATCTGCTGGTATTGCATATCAGCAATTTGGCCTTGTTTTGCTTTGTCGATTGACGATTGATACCCTTGACCGAAACCAGCGCCGCCCTGACCTAATGCACTTAAAAATGATGTAGGCATAGTTGACGGGCCACCAGCAGATGACAGGTTTTTGCCTAAGTTCAACAAGCCTTGATACACCGCTTGATGCTTATCACCGGGGCTTACTAATAATGGTTTATATGCCATGCTTAAATATCCTTACTGAGGCCAAATGCCGCCTTTACCAAACAATGTCCCGCCAATGCCCGCCGCCGTCGAAGCTGCACCGAGATATTCAGCGCCCTTGTTGCGATAGATTGGAGTTGTTTGGGTGCCTTGAGCACCATACCCGCCCTTGATTAATGCCATGTAATTCGCAAGCGCGTCTTTCGGTGCGTTCTGTTCTGCCTGATAACGGCTGATTTGGTCTTGCAACTCTGCACCAGCCATACCCTCACGCTCTTGACCAACATTCTTTAGCGCATTGATGTCAGTGTAATCTTGGTTTGCAAGTGCTGGTGCAAGCGTAGCTGCTTGTAGCTGCTTTGTACGCTCATCACCGTACATCTTCGAAGCCATAGAGCCAGATACGTCGCCAACTTGACGAGCGATTGATTCACCAGCCCGCCGCTGCATATTCTCTTGAGCACCAGAACCATACCGACCCTTCGCACTAACGCCCGATTGAATGCCGGGAAGAATATCTTGCTGCCAAGAGTCAATCATTGGGCGCGTTGCCGCGTCAACTGCCTGTTGGAAGTATGGGTTCTGATTGGACAAGTAGTCACCCGATAGCGTGTCACCGACCATGCCTTGAGCAGACTGAGTGACAGGAGAGCCAGCTAACGCCCGATCCTCTTGCATCTGCAATCCCTGCTCAGATTGTTGAGAGAACGGGACAACAGTGCTATTAGGGTAATATACATTAGGCTTCTCCAGAACATCGCTCTGCGCAAGCTCAAAGCCCTTCTTGAGATAGTCTTGCTGCGGTTCCCATGGGGAACTGTCAGTCTGAACTGTCTGATATGTTGATGGTTCGTCGTCGCCACTCATTATACAATCCTCGTAATAGGGGCTGGAATAAAGTCGTTGCCTTCCCACCAGTTCCGTCTGAATTGGTATTGAGGCTGTGGGATGGGTGCCGCAGTTGGGTTTAGAACGCTTGGGCCAGCTTGTGGAGGGTATATAACGCCCGTGTAGTCGCTGCCACCACCAGAATCCCCTTCATTCGATACGTCTGCTGCTGTGGGAGAACCAGTAATGCTAATGCTCGCCTCTGTGTCTTGGTTCGCGGCTTCCATTGCCTCTGCCAGAGTGCCTTTTGCATTGTTAAACCCGACAACGTTGTCGGTAATGTCATTCGAAATAGGAGTCGCCAAGTCAAAAAGACCGCTTAGAAATCCTTCAACATTATATCCCTCAGTCTCTGCCGCTGGGCCTGTAAAGCCCGGTCCTCTCATTGGCGCGTTATTTTTTGGGTTAGTGTTAAAGAACGCTGGAGCCCATGATGGAGGGCCGACATTAGACGGAGAGCTACTAGGCGCATCAACGCTATAGCCATGCCCGACAGGTGATGCCATGCCTTGCGTATTCGCTGCGGAAACGTCACTCAAACCGGGGTGTCCGGGGGGTTCGCCGCCACCATCGCCACCGGGGCCTGCACCAGCAGCGAAACACATAGACGCAATGTTCTTGCGATCTAAATGCTCAAATGAGAATGCATCCAAGCTGTTACAAAATTCGTCCATAGCGTCCTCTAATCGTTTTCATGTCTCGCGCTCTGACGCGTTTGCAGTCGCCGGGGATGATAGCCTTTAATTCTTCTAAGCAATGCCGAACGTGTGACGGGAGGATAACAATTTCTGCTCCCCATAGCTCAGGACCAGAGCGCCAATCGCTAGGCTGCATCTGCCTGTTTCCAGCCATTTTTGTATGTGCAGTTTGCGGAGGTAAGTACGCCCAAGTGACGAAACCAACAGGCGCATGGTTGTGAATGAACAGGTGAAATTGCTTGAGTTGAATCGGAGCCATCAAATAGTTCTTAATATCCGAGACTGTCCAATCCTTGTATCTGTCGAACATACTCATCAACGACACGACAAAGCCGAGTTTCATTGAGTCATGGAAAGGCTGTTCGCTAGTGTGATAAATGCTCATGTCAGGGAGCGTTGAGTGCAGCGCATGGCTTGTCATAGCTTCACCCATGATATAACCATTCCAGCAGGGTCAAATTCCCACCACCGCTCTTTCGTTGTTTCTGCTCTTGGGCTTTTATGATGGTTGTTATGCCATCCTTCGCCAAAACTGAGGAAATTCAGCCACCAGACGTTTTTGCTCTTGTCTTTTGCATCGTGGCTTTGGTATCCCCAATTCTTATGAGCAGCCCAATTCAAGAAGCCCTCTGCGAACATCGTCAACGCGGCAGGGACGAAGAATCCCCAGTATAAGCCCTCAACACCAAACGCAGCGAATATGCACATTGCAAAGACTGCAACGACTTGGAAGTAATACTTGTGCAAGAATGCGCAGAACGGGTCGCGGATAATTTTCTTCATTCCAGCGAAACCAGAAACCTTTTCCATATCGTACCGGACAGCTTGCATATTAAAAAACCCGATATCGCTGCGATGGGGGTCGCCGTCACGGTCTGAATATCTATGATGTGATTTATGAATCACGGCCCACCCTAGAGGACTGCCGCTGCAACTTACTGCGCCAAGGAGAATGAATATCCGACGCAATGTCTCATTACGGAACTCAAATGCGCCGTGGCTCAAATGTCTGTGATAACCGACGATCACGCCAAGGCCATTCATTAAGAACAACATGACGTAAGCTATTGCGATGCCATGCCAGCTTAATTCAACAAGCCCTATAGTCGGCAGCAAAAGCACACACGCAATATTAAATGCGAACAATAGTGCTATTTTGTCAACTGACTGATGCATTATGGCTCCTTGGTTTCACTATCAAATCGGAACTAACCCGTCTTGATTTCTTGTGCCGCCGCCATTCTGCTTTTGGATAGTCTGGGAATAGGTCGCGGCATTTACGGTACAGTTTCCGAGCATCCCCAAATGGGGTTATGAAATCTGCGAAGATCAGAACGTTGCCGCTTCTCCAATCTTCAACTTGCAATCTATAGTTACCTTCAAGAAACCTATCAGCTTTTTCCCTGTCTGTAAATCCCCATGATACCCAGCCGTGCAATTGGCTATCTCTAAACAATCCGATGTTTTGCCTGAGATTTACCGGGGGGATTATTATTCGTGAAACCTGCTCCATGTTCCAATTCTTATGCACATCAGATTGCGACATCAAATGTATAACGTGGTCTAATGGCGCAGGGGCAAAGGTTTCTTTCATCAGCCTACCAGAATGATTTTGTACGTCTTGTCAGTGTTTGCGTCGTTCGTGTGGATAAGTGACATTGAACCGTTAACCGGGCTTGTGAAGTCTCTGTAAGGCCAAATAGCTGCGGCTTCTGCGTTGACTGTCGTAGGGACTGCGATTGCAACGGTGTTGAATCCTATACGGCTGTCAGTAACAGTCGTCGCAGCGACATTCTCAGTTACGGTCACGTCAAGAACGTTGTTCGTTCTGCCGTTTGAAATACCCGCGATAGACTGAGATTGCAGCCGACTTAACCGCTTCTGGTCCTCAAGGTCTGACGGGGGGATAGGGAACTTTGAAACGGTCATTAGAACTCTCCGTCCTCAGTTACCGTCACATCAACTCCTTGAGCGTGTGTCCATAGCGCATCCTCTGCAATATCGACCTGAACTCTCGCATACCTGCATGAGCGAGTGAAATGGGCCATGCCGTTCGCATCAACTGCGTTGGGGCCATCTGTGCTTGTCGCTCCGCTTGGGCTGTCACGGTACGTTAAACTAGCCGTATATGTGCCTCCATCGACATAAGGTCGAACACCGTCAAAGTATATGCGCTCATTTGGCTTGGTGAATAGCTCCATGCCGCCAAACTCAGAAGTCGTCATTGTCGCAGGTAATGCGCTGCCGGAGAAAGACGATAATTTGAATGATGAATCGAATGCAGAAAGTGTAAGCTGGCCTTCAATCCACGTCCGACTATCAAGGGACGTTGTGAGCGTGTCCATGTTGCCGAATGTGTCTAGCTGGTCGAGCGTGTAAGATTGCGTGATGTTTGAGAACAGGGAAAAGCTGCTTTGTTTGCCGAATGTCCAGCGCTGCGTTTCCCAGTTGTAAACGATCAATGTATCAGGCGTTCCGTCCGAAGAAGGAGAAGACGGGTAAGACCAATATACCTGCTTGTTTACGGGATCAGCAGCCGCAGTAACTCTATCAATGTAATTAAAGTCGAGGTCATTAAAGAAATACTCATCAACCTTTTGCGCTCCAATCGGAATGGACTGTGTGCCGTCAAATAAGAAGAATCCATCTTCTCCTATGTACGCTGCAAATGGGCCGACATTGACAACCGATCTAGGAATGAAAGCACCGCGTCCACGTTCGATCTCTGTGAAGCTGAATACGAGTGGCGCACCTTCATAGCTAACACGATAGATCGACTTGTCCATGAAGATAGCGCCGTCAGCACCACCAACAGCACCCGTAATATGCTGCACTTTTCCGCCTGTTGGCAAATCCTGTCTGTCTGACTGCACTTGAGCAGCAGCGCTTGAACCAATGGAAGGCCATGTTGTCGGGTCATCGATAGCACACCACCAGACGCGGTTTGGAACGTTCCCGTCTGTGCTGTCCCAAGTGTTACCGACCATAACGAAGTTGTTAATGACTGAAATATGTTTTGCTCTTGGTGCCGCCGCAGCAAGGTCAGCGAATACAGTGCTTGTTCCCATGACATAGCTCTGAATTTGGTCTGTTGGGCCGTTACAAGCTATTACATTGTCACCGTAAGCTACAAACTCCCAAGCATCTTCATCCGCAGTCGTATAAGCGCCAGTGCTTTTCGATATCTCGTCCCACGTTGTCGATGTGAGAATATATAGGTCGTTTATATCGCCAGCGAACGTTGAGAACGTGCCATCCGATTCGCGGAAGGCATTAGCGCCCTGCGGTCTGTTGGGGAGCGCATCGACAACTGACGACAACTTAGGCATTGGCCCATAAGACGTGCCAGTTGTTGACAATACGTTCTTAGCAATCGTTGAGCCGGGGTTCTGATAGTCTGCTTTGTCAGGTTCCCATGAGCCAAAAGGAAGCATATTAGTAACCCCTGTTTATGTCGAATCTGCCTGTTTTGACTAATGCACTATCAACTCTCGACGTGGCGTTTCTGCGTGATCTGTTGTCGTTGCGGTTTAGATCGTCCATCGCAGTAGTGAGGCCAGATGACCATAAGCTGATATCTTCGGCCTTCTTGATGTATGCTTTTGCTTCCAATAGCGCACCGTAAAGGTATGCGTCAGGCGCGTTCAAGATAAGCCAGTTTGTCAGGTCTGTTTCAATATCCCATCTCTTAAAATAATTGAGCGATAATGAATATTCTTGGTCTGCGTTGGTATTGAACAAAAGATTGTAGCCGTTTGTCGTCGCATAAAGGCGTGGGCGGCTTAATGACGTTGACGTGTTGGATTGGCTGTTGAGTGCCTTAACAGATTGCGCCGTTAACGCGCTCTTGTCGTCACTGTGGATTAGATCGATAGTCTCAACCCAATCTGATGGAAGCGTTGCCGTGTTAGCACCTTGCGCCACCGTCACAGTCGCCGTTGCCTCTTGTTGTAGCAGTCTCAGCTTCCTATTCAGCCGTGACTCCGCAAACTGCACGAAATTGGACAGGACAACATCTGAGAGGTCTGAGCGATGGAGGTAATCTGCAAGTGTGGTTTTTAAACTGGAATAATCAACGATTGCCATTGCGCTTTACCTTGCTTTTGGGTTTACGCTTTCTGTCAGCGATACGTGGAATCTTTGTTGGTTCTTCAACGATAGGTGCGACAACTGCCTTTGGTTCTTTTTCTAGGTCAGGGGTCCATCCTTCGGGGATAGCATCAACGAACGCAATCATTGAGTTGATAACGCCCTGCTCGTTCTTACGGTAAACCATGCAACGTTTAGCCATGACATTTCTCCAGAAAGAAAGTGCGGGGAGAGCGTGAACCCTCCCCGCAACATTGCTTAGTTGTTGCCGATACGACAAGCCAACTCAGGACGGATAGACTTATAACCGTACAGAACATCAATACGACAAGGGAATTTGTCGTTGTTGATGTCATAGTCTCGAACGATACGAAGTGAGATGCCGTCGAGTTGCTTACGAGCAGCCATGTCAACGCCCTTTGGCATTACCAAGTCAGCCGTTGCGAATGCAAAAGCGTCTTTGTGATATGCCATTGAGTTTGAGTAGACAGAAGAAGCAGCGCCGCCAAGTTTCAACACTGGTGCGTTGTCAGCAGGAGCAGCCGTTACGTTCTGAGAACCGCCTGTGATCGAGATTGCCGGGGAGATGGCAATAGTCGTCGCAGAAGTGCCAGTCGCAGCCGTCACAACGAACTGTTGCAACTGGCCTGTGTCAGCCTTTGTCTCAGGGTGTACGCGGTTAACGCCTGTGATGGTGATAACGTCACCAGCAGTAAACGTACCTGCACCAGTGTCAACTGTCAGGCTTGAGCCTGTCTGGTCAGCACCGTCTACGAGGTAGTCACCTGTTGCATCGTCTGTTCCCGAAGTATGGGAAGGCCACAATGTATTCTCATAGATGCCATCAAAGCCAGCGAACGGACCAGCCAAGCGACCTTGCTTGTAGTTGCTAGACAGTTTGTCTTGAGCGTTGAACAGACCTTTGAGAGCGTCAACCATATCGACGTTTGATTGCGTGTCGAGGTTGAGGCAACGTGAGTCGTATGGTGTCAGGTTGTCAGTCAATCGCTTGCCAGCTTCAAGAGCCTTTGCGAAAGTCATAGACGACCCTGCGTTATCAACGAAGTTATAAACCTCTTTGTAGACGCTGTTCATCATGTCGTATTCGATGTTTGACGCAAGAACAGACATTGCAGGGTCAATGATACGGTTTGAGAAATCATCGATGTCCAGTGTCAATTCTTCGGACGTGAAGTTAACGTCAACACCTTTTTGGCTTGTGACTGGCAAAGCAACGCTTGTCTCAGTGCTGTCTTGCGCTGAAAGTGTCGCACCAGAACGCACCGTGTATTGATTCGGCAGACGAACGCGAAGCGTATCGCCAATCTTAGCGCCTGACTTTGCAAAGCTGGAATCATACTGGCGGTTAACTGTGCCAATGAAGTTTAGTTTTTGATGCAGGACCATCAACGCTTGGTTGGTAATCATGTCAATCGTTAGGTTAGTGTTAGCCATTGCTCTTATCCTTGTTTACGTTTCCGAGCCATGTATGCCTCTCTGTATGCGGCAGGGTCGGAAATCTTGGAGAGGTTTGACGGGGCTTTCTGTCGCCTTGGCTTAACTGCTTTCGGTGGCTGCTTAACCTCTGTCGGCTGCTTTGCCTTGGCGCTTTTTGCCTTCGCCGCTTGAATAGCTTTAAACCCAACTTGAGCATAGTATAGCGTTTTGATTTCTTGTGGACGTACCGCCCGCGAAACTGCTTCTGGTGCGAACCCGATAACATCAACAGCAAACTTGCCAAGCTCAGTTTTAAGCTCATCGCCCCAATTCGGGATTTCAGACTTCATAGCTTCGTCAGTGCGCTGGGCTGTCTTTGCCATATTCTCGTTGTGCAACTGCGTTCGATGCTGTTCCGCTACCTGAACATCTTGAATTAATGCGTTCCTAGCTTGGCCTAACTGCTCCATTTGGTGACGGAGTTTGGTCGCGCCCGCTAGATCAGTATCGTAGTAGCTATTCCAGTCGATAGACTCATAGTCTTTGAGTTGCCTATCAATAGCAGACAATTCTGCCATTTTCTCTGAATTAGCTCTCGATGCCTCGACATACTGCTTGAAGTCCTCTTGCTCGGCTTCATACGCTTTCCGACTTTCAGCTAGTGCTTGTGTCTTGTGCGTGTAATCCTGATCTCGCATGATCGCATCTTTGATCTCAGCGGGAACAGCATATTTTTTGCCGTCATATTCGACTTCTACTGTGTCGGATGCGACTTCTGAATCGTCGTCGCTATCAGCGTCGTCATCATCAGTCTGGTCGCTTTCGGAGTCGTCGTCGTCTTCTTCTTCCGGCTCCGTATCAATGGACTCATCGTCCTCTCCAGTGACTTCATCTTCGGCAGAAGTTTGGTCATCATCGACTTCTTCCGCGTCAGGTATGGACGTGTCAACTGCAACGCTACCCAATTCTTCGTCAACCATATCAAAAATCTCACAATTCGGCAAGAATAAGTAGCAACGCCAGATCGTCGTCGCTTTCGGCTACTCCATCCACTGCCGTTATGGATGGAACCATGATCTTATTTATCTTGTAAACCTGTTCACTTTGTACGCTCTTGGCCTGTATATCCCCGGCGCTTTCTTTTGCTGCCTCCCGGCCAAAATGTTCTTCTCTAAGAGTTGAAAGATACCTATTCGCCTTTTCTTCATCGAACCCTTTAGGAACGCCACCTGTTCGCGGCTGGTTGCATAAAAGTGCCGCTAACATTACTTGTTGTCGTACAGGTTAAGGCTGGTTCGCCCGATGACATCAACATCACCTTGCCCCCCAGATGCAGCAGTCGCAGTAAAGTACAGGACATCTCGTGCGTTCAATCTGAACCTAATCGGGTCGACCAAACTACTCTCAAGCGTGACAGATGTATCAATGCTATCTCTGTAAATCTCATACCTAGTACCCACTAACCGACTGTACGAATAGCCTTTTAGTTCTATCGTCTTCGACTTGTTGCTTGTGATGGCCTTGAACCACACCATAGCTGCTGATGCCGTTTGGTTAAACCCTGTGTGGAATATCATCTGCTGCGTCACTGATCCAAGCGCAGGGATAACGGCTTGAACTGAACCACCTGTTGTCGCTGTGACTGTAATGTCATTGGCGTTGTATGTTAGACCACCGTTGGTGTTTACCGCTGCTCTGTTAATGCCTAGACCAGTGAAGGATGTAACGTCACTGCCTGTACTGCCGAGCGTATGAACTGCAAGGGCCTGATTGCCATCAGCATCTAAGTAATAGATCACTAACGATAATGCGCCTGTCGTGCCGAGGCCATCAGTCGTGCTGTTGTATGCAATGGTGAAAGTCGATGCCGTTGTGATAATCGTGAAGTCATTAGGTGATGCTGCCCACACGACTTGCTCTGTACCAGCGGTCAGTGTTTCACGATAGCCAAACTTGTTCCAACTTGTGACGCCACTGCGTAGCCCTCTAATCACCTCATCTTGGTAGTTAGTCGGGCGAGTTGCTGCACCGTCACTGTCCAAGCCAATACTCTGGTTGCCGGGTGTGTTCGATGCCCTGAACGTGCCGTAGTAGCAATGCAAACGCATATATGTTTGAGCATCTGTGTCGTTGACATAGCGAAGTCGGAAGTATCGCGGCCCTTTTACGGCTGTGTGAAACTCATGGATGTTCGCCGCAACGGTAAAGCCTTGAACTGGGAACGTGCTGTCTGCGTTGACACCATCGTTAGAGAAATCGAAGTAAAGCGTCCCAGCGCCATCCGTCTTCATCGACACCATAACTTCTGACTGGTTGTTCTGTTCCCATTCGCCAGTGAACGTGGCTGATGCGTCTAATGGCTCAAGCGTTGTGTTGCCCGTACTCTCAAACGAATATTGCTCCACAATCTCGTTATGAACTTCGCCAGCATCAGTGGTGACTTTGTTCGTGTTGAGGCTTTTCCCTGTACCTTCTACCGGGATAAAGTCATCGCTCATTCTTCATTGACCTTTGCGCCCGTGATCTTGCCGTCAGCGTCACGCTGGATATCGATGTTTTTTGACCCGCTTTGGACATTAAACACTTGGACGGGTTCACGTTCTTCTCGCTCAACTTCGACTTCCATGCTTGGGGCCGTTGATTGGGATGCTTTCATACAAGCGTCGGCTTCTGCTTTGAATTGCTCAAGAGCGAGCTTTTGTTCTTCAAGCAATAGCTTTTGTTCTTCAATCGTGATGCGGCGTTCTTCAAGCGCTGAGTCAATCTCTGTCTTTGCTTGATCGTGATTCAATTCCATCTGCTTTAGAATGCGTGGCATCTCGTCAAATGGCGTTTCTTTAGACGCTTTGGCGACTTCAAGCTGCAACTGTTGGCGCTTATACTCTGCGTCAACTTCTGCCTTGAGCCGATCAGTCTCAGCCTTCAAGCGGTTCGTCTCAGCGTTGGCAGAGTCGATGCCTAGCTTCTCCCGGTCCACTTGAATCTCAGCCATCTTTGCCTCTTTGCCAGCCATTAGCTGTTGGATCACAGCGTCCATCTCTTTGACCTGCGCTGCCAGCCGTGCCGCTTGTGGGTCTTGTTCTTCGTCTATAACACCCGGTGGCAATATAGCCTTGAGGCGCTTGGCGAATGCGTCAGCGTTGGGCCAATCCATGCTTTCAACTAATAGATCGCCTGTGACGCTCGCTGCTTGTGGGAACGCTTGGAGCAACGCAATCATGCTCTCACGGCTTTCCTCGCGCTGTGTGGTGTACGATGGGCCAGCCTTGACCGTCACGTCATATTTGCCAACACGCAGATCATAGATGCTGTCTATCGCTTCCATTTGGTCCTGATAGTGGTCAGGTAGCATTTCTTCTTTGGTCTGAGGCGCACCGTTAACTCGCACTGTCTGAGGTGCCTCGTCTTGACCAATAATTCTAATCACTCGCTCTTGGTTGTAAACATGAGGTATCAAGTCAATGATGATGACCCCTGCGTGTCGGATAGCGCGGCTCATGTTGTCGATAAAGTGGAACGTTGACGTATCACCTTCACGGACACGCTTGCCGATAGCGACACCGCTTATCTCATTGCCGGGAGCGCCCATAGACGCATCATGCAAGCCCATAACCGTTTTCATGTCGTCAGAAGCGTTCAATGCCTCTTGCAATGCTCCGGCTGGTGGACCTGCGAACGGCTGGCGCTGTGGAGGAACAGGGCCGTCATACTCAAGGAACGGGATTGTCTCAGTGTTCGCCACTTGCCAATTCTGCAAGTCAGTGTCGAATGAACCTGTCGGTCCAATCCAAGGTGCTTTAGGTGCAAGCGCGACAAGCTCTGTCGTCGTTGTACGCCAGTAGTTATACATACGCTGCGAGTCTTTGGCGAAGTGTACTAAGCTAAAGAAATGCCGTTCGCCTTCGCTGTAAACTTCCTCGCCGTAAACTGGGATGATAGGGATGTATGCGCCTTCCCATTCATCATGCTCAAGGATTTCTTTGCCGTTCATAATATAACGCATGACTTTGTGCTTAGTTGACTTGCGGGTTTTGATAACCTCAACCCCCATTGCGGCCAGCGTTTCTTGAGCTTCTTCAAGCTGCTCGTCGTCTAATACGTCACCAGTGTTTAATAGGTGAATGTTGTATTCTTCATCATTGCGCGTCCAATATTCGGCAATGCGAACGGACTTATCTTCGAACCACAACGCCTCTTTGTCAGTGTATGAACCTTCTTTGAAGTCGATAGGGTCAGCGTCAGGGTATTCAACCTTAAATTCGTCAATCGGCATCATCTCAGTCAAGAAGCAATAGTTCCAGTCTGAGCTATCAGCCGCAGTTGAATAAGCGTCAGGGTAAACCGTCAACGGATTCAAGATGCGGTTAATCTTGATCTCCATGTCAAACGTATCTTCTGAACAGTAATCAACATCGACGCGGAAGAAGCCCATGCCGCCAGATGCAGCGCAATCAATAGCCGTGTCGTATGCAAGGTCAGCTTTCGAAATGCCTTCGATATTTCTAATCAGGCCATTGATAACTTCCGCTGTCTTAGGGTCTGATGTGTTGTCTTGGGGGAGGACTTTAATCTGTGGCTTGTTTTGTCTCGCATCGTTTGACACTTGGCGAATGAATGACGGGAGGCGGTTGATCGTAATCATGGGCCGTCCGTCTTGCTTCCGTCGCTCTGCGTCGTCGTCGTCCCATTGCTCACCCATACGGGCAAACTTCACATCGTCCTCATAGCGGCGCTGGTTTTCTTCCCAAGCCTCTTGTGATTGCTCGAACCTTTCTAGGGCTTCTTCAAGAATCTCTTCACTCTCTTTCTCAGAAAGCGTTTTTTCTTCATCAACCATTGGGAACCCTATAAAAAATTATGAAAGGTTTGAATTATTACCACACATCTGCGCAAATCTCAACCCATCCATCCACTTCGCTTAACCGGACGAGTGCGCTTTGTTTTCTTTCTTATCAACGATGGGAATAGCTCAGTGAACAACCAAACCGCGCTATCAACCCGGTCAGGCGAGCCAGAACCTTCAAAGCCACCAGAAGTCATCTGGCATAGCTGCATTTCAAGTTCTGGGAATGTCCCTACGTGGCTGATCTGGTTATTTTGGTATAGCGCACTGATAGGCTCTGCCCTGACGTGTTTTCCACGCGTTGCAGTGACTTCAACGACTTTTACGCTTGGACGTACCGACTTGAGCGTGTTCGTCACCATGTCGCCGCCTTGGTTGCGCTCAACAACGATTGCATCAGCTTCATATCGATCATAGGCAGATATGGCGCGTTCCGCCCATTGCCGAGGAGAACCTTTCATCGTCACATCATCAAGCAGATACCCTCGACCATCTTCGCCTTCGCCGCCTACCGTTATACCGTGCTCGTCTGAGCCTTCGTTATTCGATACGGCAGGGTCAACGCTGACGAGTATGCGCTTCATTATTGGCGCTTCTTCTCTGCGGTTCTCATGGATGTTTGCCATGTTGAATATAGCACCAACAGCTTGCGGCATATATTCGCCAAGCCAGACGTGCGCGTACATATCACGCTCTTGCTTGTAATCGTGCAGACGTTCCTTTTCCAGCGTTTCGGGGAATAGGTTGTTCTCGTCGTAATTCACTTTCCGAATGATTGCATCTTCTGGCGGCTTTTCACCTCTAAAGAACTTGTCAACCGGGTCTGCTGCAAAGCGTGGATTCCAGCTAAACCAAAGCTCAGAACCCGGCGCTCGCATCGTCGGTCTAAGCAACCGGAGTGAAATTTCTGAGAGTGTCGCAGCCTCTTCGGCCCAAGCAACATGGAAATTTTCTAGCGACTTTATGGACTCGCTGTTGTGCTGGTTCATGCCTTGAAAGATGATAACGCCGCTGCCGGGAGTGATAATGCGGTCTTTCTGGATATCAAAACGGTCGTACATCCCCATGGCTGATATCTTATCTTCTAAGAGAAGTTTCGCGCTTTCTGATAGTGACTTCTGGACTTCACGGATACACACGCCACGGAAGCCTTTTGTCTCCCCTGCGTTAGCTATCATGCACTCTGCAAAGAAATGAGACTTTGCGCTACCTCTGCCGCCGTACAGCGCCTTATATCGTGACGGCACGATAAGGTCTGCGGAGAAGTCGAATGCTTCCCCTACTTTGTAGGCCATAAGACCAAAGGTTCCCCGTCCTTGCCTGTGATCTCCTGCTCAACCTTATCCCTGTAATCTTTGTGAAACCTGTTCTTCATTTGGAAGATAAACGAACTGGCGTTTCCAGTGCCTTCCGTGGCTTGGACCTTCCCAACTCGCTCCCACCACACTTGACTTCGGAGGTTAGCCCCCTTTATGGCGTCCGAAAATGCTGTGTGCTGGTCAATCCAATTGTACAAAGTATCTTTGGAGATACCCAAGGCAGCAGCAATTTCTGCCATGCTCTCGCCTTCGTCCCCTAGCTCATTTGCAGCCTCAACCATCTTTGCGCTGTACTTGGTTGGGCGACCTAGTGGCTTTTTATTTACACCTTTTGCCATCAATGCAATCTCTCTTTGTTTTCTTCTATTGCCCGGTCATGGAACTCTGTCGCTTCGTAAGCTAACCCAACGAGATCAATATCATCGTCACGGTCTAGGCTTTGAAGATATTTAACAACGTTGAACTTTTTGTCTAAGTCGGCAACCAGTGCAGCAAATTCATAAAGAACTTGAGATTGATCTATTAACACATCAACTTTTTCTTGGTCGGTTAAGTCGTCATAGTCAACAAAGTCTGATTCATCCATCACGGCGCTATCCTCCCCAACCTTTATATATTACACCGTAGTCGACTTGACAGGATAAAAACTTTACATCTTTTAATAGTTTGTCCATGTTTCTACGTTCCTGTCTTTGCTTTTTCTCCATCGCGATCATCCTTGCATTAAATAGCTTAAAGTGATCATCGTTTGTCATATCATACACCATGAATACGCTCCCAATAAAGGTCGAACATACTGATCTGCTCTGAGCGCTCGTTGGCATCCATTGCTCG